GTTTTGGATGATAGAGGTAGCGATGATAAAGAAGCTCATAAATTGGAAACACCTCGTGGTATTGGTTTTCTGATTAAGGGTCGTCGCTCTCCAGCCGCCAAAAAACGCGAAAGTAGAGGTAATCCTCGTGGTTTCCAGTGGGAATTTAATGAACGAGACGATGCAAATCATACAACTTGGTGTACGCCATTAGGGCAAGCGATCGAGATGAACGATCGTTACCAATATATGATGTTTACGGCGGCATTGGGGAAGGGGTGGGTCCCGAAGTGGCGGGGGATTAAGGATAACGAATATCTCGAAAAACCGACTATGGTGTTGGCACCCGAGCTTACTACCCACCATTTGAAGTTGGACCATGATAATGAATATATTCGTTTTAAGACGCGAGCTAATAAGGGTTTCAGGCCGGAGAAACCATCGAATCCTAGTGGCGTCGGTAATAGTGAAATCCATCAGGGATTAGAGGCGCGTGATGGGTCAAAAGGCAATGGCCCTTGGACGGAAATTGTTGATTGCCAACATCGTGGGATGTGGTTTTCTAAGAAAGAAGGTTTGGGTATTTGGAGAGCACGCCGTAAGAAGCAGATGTATCAATGGTTTGATGAAAGAGGACGGAAGATAGTCATTTATAATAATGAGTCTTCAGGAGCTATTGAAATATATGCTGAACGACAGGTGAATGTCATTACTAATGGGAGTATTAATTTACGAGCTGATCAGAATATATTTATCAGAGCTGGTCGTACTATTGGGATGCAGGCCGCTGATACCAAATTTACCATATCCAATGGAAAAATCCAAACAAACGCTGGTTTTCATGGGCCAAGCGTTAATGCGTTTATTTGTGGTGTACTCCCTGGTCCAGGTGCTGGTTGTCCTAGTCCTGGTGGTGATGTGGTTAACAGAATACCACGTCCTGCTCTCCCGACAAAACGGGAACCAACCGATAGGGCCAAAACGTACAACAAGCCATTTGAAGAGGCGAAACCAATCACATGATAATAAGATACCCTACAGGCTTGTATTCTAATATTCTACCGCAGGGTTCACAAAGTGGTAATGTTACTTATGTGATAAGTAATAATCCTCCTCCACGGACCAATTTAGTCTTCCCTAAAATTCCGCCTGGTATTGTGGATCGTCAGAGAGAACCACGTAATTTGGATGTTTTACAGCGGCGGGATGGGGTTGGTGAGCTTGCTTTTACTATTTCTCAATCCATGAGAGATGTGGGGGGTAGTAATAATAAAGTATTCGAGACTGGTCAGATACTCGAATTCTCCGATGCACCTGTTAAGTCTCTGAAGCCGATGCTTGTAAGTCAGAAGACTGAGACCCAGCATAATGCGAATAGAATAAACTATGAACCTCTTGGTGTTGATGTTGAAGATCAGCAATTTATTTCAGATGCATCATTGGTTGCTCATCTTGATCTGTCAGATCAGTTGAATTTGATCAGGCAGCAACGGAAGAATGCTGAGCAGATTGTTGTTGAAAATCAAAAGATTATTAATGATTCGAATCGAACGATTAATGCGTTAAAGATTATTAAGGATCAGTCGTCGGCAACCGATGGTGATGTTGATGAATTGATATTGAAGCTTGAACAGAAAAAGAATGATGCTTTTCTTGTCAGAGATCAAGCGACGGAAGCAGCTAATGCTTTAGCTGCAGAGGCTGCTAGAATCCAGGATAGATTACGAGTTGTATCTACGGTGCTGACATGACACAATATTTTGGTTTTAATCCGCCGTTTATTGGCGGGGCTGAAAACATCTTGTCTCGGCAGGAAGATGAACGTCTTATCAAGAATGATATATTACAATTGTTGTTGACTGTTCCTGGTGAGCGTGTCATGCGTCCTGATTTTGGTGTAAATTTACGAAATTTCGTATTCGAACAATTAACTCCAAATGATCTGGCGAGCTTGCGTATAGAAATCGAATTGGCGATTACTATTCATGAACCGAGAGTTGTTGTTGAATCTGTTGCTTTAGAGAGAGATGATGACAACAACCAGATGAGAATCGAAATTATCACGCACATTAGAAAAGATCCCAAGCGGCGTCTGACAATCGAGCAATTCATCGATTTGGCAGTTGATTCGTCGATTCGGGATATTTCGGTGTGAGGAGTATATGATGGCAGATAAGACACTGTTTGATCTTCCAAGTAGCCCAGAAGCATTTGGCGTTGTGCTTCCACCAGCCAGATTGCGTCGATTGGATTTCAGTGGGCTTGATTATACTACAGCACGTCGTGCAATTATTGAATATATCAATACTTATTATCCTGAGCAGTTTAATGATTTCGTAGCCAGTAATGGTATTATGATGCTTGTCGAAATCGTTGCGTCTGTTGTTGCTAAGCTTTCTTTACGTGGTGATATTTTGGCGAATGAGGCGACTTTGCCGACTGCTCAAACAGAGCAAGCTGTTATCAATCATTTGGCTCTTATTAATCAGCGGATTCGACGTCAAACTCCGGCTGTCGTTGATGTTGAAGTTTCAGTTGACTTACCGATTAGTACCGATGTTGAAATAACCGCTGGTTCTACGTTTACGACTACTGGTGGACCCGATGGTAAAAAGATTACTTATGAGGTTTTTAGGTCGCCTGGTGATTGGTCCAGCAAAATAATAATTCCAGCGGGTAAACGTGGTGTTATTGCTTGGGGTGTGGAGGGGCAATTTACTAGTCCTGTCATCGTCACAAGTTCTGGTGGCCCGAATCAAACCTTTGAGATATCGGAACAAAATATCCTCGAAGATCCAATATTTGTGACTGTGACTGTTGGTAATTCTTCGGAAGATTGGACTGTCATTACTGAGCCAATTGAGCGATTTGGTCCGAATGATAAGGTGGTGGAGGTAAATTTTTTTGATAATAATGCTGTATTCAGATTTGGTGATGATTTGACAGGCCAAGCACCACCATCCGGTGCCGAGATTTCATTTAGATTCAGAGTCGGTGGTGGTATTCGTGGCCGGATTGGTGCAAACCAAATCGATTCACAACTTCAGATATCACCAAATCCCCCGGCCAACGCCGCTGTTTCCGTTCGTTTCCGTAATGTTTCGCCGTCTAGTGGTGGTACGGATCGTGAAACGCTAACTCAAGCCAAGAAAAGGGCTCCTAAGGATTTCGCTACGCAAAGGAGCATTGTCACGGCCAGCGACTATGCTCAGACGGCTAGTGCTTTTGCTCATCCGGTATTTGGGGCGATTAGTAAAGCGGTTGCTACTATTCGCACTAGTTTGAATTCCAATTTGGTCGAGATTTATGCCTTGGCCGAAGGTCCTGATGGTATCCCAACTGCGCCTAATGCTGGCCTTAAAGCTGGGCTTGAGACATATTTTAATAATTTGAACGTTCTTACCGATCACGTTTCGGTGTTGGATGGCAATATCCGTCCTGTGGATATCGAAATGACGGTGGTCGTCAGTAGAAATGTAGATGCTTCAGTAGTTAAAGATAGGGTTGAAGCGGCGATTGATGATTTCTTTGATATCTCTCGTTGGGATATGGGGCAGGGGTTATTTACCTCAAATCTTATTGAAGTCGTTGAGGCAATCGATGGTGTATCATATGTTGATTTGTTTCAACCCTCGGACAATATTCTTACGAACAGTTCAGATGCAACCGGATCTGATGGTGTGAAATTTAGTGAGTTGATTATTGAAGGTAAACGCACTACTTCTTATTATTATGAGAGATCATCATCACCAGGAGGTGTTCGTAGTCGCTAATGAGATTTAAAGATAAAGTAATACCAATTTGGATGATTTGTTATGATGGCGATGCAGATCGGATTTATAGTTTTACGAATTTTGACAAAGCTGTTGCTTCGATAGAGGGAGCGGTCCGTAGTTATTTTGGAGAGGAAGGACCAGAATTTGACCAACTTTGTGGTGAAGTTACGGATAAGATACGCGAGCTTCGTACTGCACCATGTATTCCCTTGCGTTTTGATAATCTTGATGTCGTCGTTTACAATTGGGAAATAGATTCAACAAATCCGATCCATAAGATCTTGTCTGACTGTCACGATACTGCTGGTGATGTCCTTAAAGAAAAAATAAAGATTCTTTTTGCTGAGCCTGTTCGTTAGCGTGGCTCTGTGTCTAAATCGGTGAAAATTTGGCCTTTTATTTGACGTAATATTTCGGCCATTAATTTTGCTGCATCGACGATATGTGGGGCACGATAGAATACCATAGGCTCCTCATAGTCTGGATGCTTTGCGATAGCAATAGCGATTTCGACACCTTCCTTTTCGCAGGCTTCACCAAATCCATTCATTAGATTTTCGAATGTTTCTGCAAAAATGTCTTGGCGATGGTTTTTCTGGCCATCGCCAACGTCGTTCTTGGAATTACTCTCTGATTTCTTTTGGACCGTTGCATCATCGAGGGGTGTACTTTTGTCGGCCATTGTTTTTCCTTGTATTAATAACCGCATGAACAAGCTGGAAATATCAGATGATCATATCATGACGGTTTGGGAATGGTGCTCTGAAGCCTATTTACAACACGGATTCAAGTTAACATTCCCCGCCAAAACTGATCCTACTAAAACCTATCAATGGCGTTATGCTCGATCGATAACTCTCAAATTCGCAGAATGGGAATTTGATGAGGAAACCGCTAAACAATTTATCACGATTGCTATTGGACATTGCAAAGATGCTGGTGTCCTGCGAAAAGGATTAGCGGCTCTCCATCAAACGAATCTTTTGCAAATTTGCTATGATAGGTTACAAAAACAAGTTGACAGTAACAAACGATGTGCAGATTCTATCGAGCATATACACGCTTGGTTGATGGCTAGATCAAACGGCGACTTGCTTGAGACACTTCTTTCTCGTCAGGCTCCTGACGAATTTTGCAATTTGGTGAAATGGGTTCAAGCCTCTCGTATCTCCAGGCTGTACCTAGCTTTATCAAGAACCTGTGGTAAAGCCTTGGCTCGTCTTTCTAGAACCCACCCAGAGGAAAGAGAAATCCTTCCTAAAACGACAACTCTTTACATGCTGCGATCCGAATTTATCGAGGACGCAGGAAACGCAATCAACGCAAAACGGATCTTAGGAAAAGACTGGAGAGAATTGTGTCTGTAACGCTCAAGCCAACCACAAAGACAGCACCCGACGAAATTCCCAGCATCACCGAAACTTATTTCGGCCATATACGGCACACAAATGGCGAAGAACCATTCCGATTAGACCCAGAATTTTTAGCCAAGTACGCCGATAAGCATCCGGATTTCGGATTCAATGGCTTGGGTGAATTCGTATTTTATCGTACTTATTCGCGAACAAAAGCGGATGGCACGAAAGAAAGTTTTCTGGATACGATCTGCAGAGTTGTTGAAGGTTGTTACGAGATCCAGCGGCGACATAATCATAAAATCCATATCCCATGGAATTACGATAAGGCCCAAAAATCAGCCCAAGAAATGTTTACCAGGATGTGGGAATTCAAATTTCTACCGCCTGGGCGTGGCCTCTGGATGATGGGTACAGAATTTATGTGGGAACGCGGCAGTGCCGCATTAAACAATTGTGGGTTCGTCTCAACCGATGATGAAATAGAATCCGACCCAGCCGAGCCGTTTTGTTTCCTTATGGATATGTCTATGCTTGGGGTTGGGGTCGGTTTCGACACAAAGGGTGCTGGAAAGATAAAAATCGAAGCTCCAGCAAGGAAACCGCTCTTATACACGATCCATGATTCCCGTGAAGGTTGGGTCGATTCGGTTCGTGTTCTCATTTGGTCGTATACCAAAAAACACGAAATGGGTTATGTTGAATTCAATTATGATGAAATCAGGAAAGCGGGGAGTGATATTAAGGGTTTTGGTGGTAAAGCATCTGGACCCTCTATTCTTCACGAATTGCATGAATTAATACGTGATCATCTTGATCGTTGCGTTGGTCATACGCTGTCTAGTGTCGATATTGCAGACCTGATGAATTACATCGGACGTTGCGTCGTAGCTGGTAATGTCCGTCGGACTGCTGAGATAGCGTTTGGTGATCCGCATGATACCGCATATTGCTCCATGAAGAATCCATTGGAGTCATTGTTAGAAAGTGATTATGAATTATTTCACAAAGTCACTGGATACCTTTATTCTCAAGATCGCACAGAGGCTACTCTGGAAGATTTCAGATATGCGAGGACATTGCTGAATTCTACGGGCCTATCGGAGCGTGGAGATCTGTGTATCCCAGAAGACCGATTGGCCCCGGCAATTAGCACGTGGAATGCTTTGAATCACCATCGTTGGGCGTCGAATAATTCTATCTTCGCTTACGTAGGTATGGATTACGAAAGCATTGGTCGGCAAATCGCATCAAATGGTGAACCTGGGCTAATGTGGTTAGATAATATGCGCGATTATGGTCGGATGATCGACGGCAAGCAGCCTGGTATCGATGGCCGCGTCAAGGGTGGTAATCCATGTCTTGAACAATCATTGGAGAGTTACGAACTTTGCAATCTTGTGGAGACGTTCCCAGCGAATCATACAGACGCTGATGATTATATGCGAACTCTCAAGTTTGCATATCTTTATGCTAAAACTGTGACACTGCTACCAACGCACAATCCTCGTACGAATCAAGTAACGCTCCGCAATCGGAGGATTGGTTTATCACAAAGTGGGATTGTTCAAGCATTTGCCAAGTTTGGTCGTCGCACAGTATTGAATGATTTTTGTGATGTTGGATATAATGAAATCAGACGTTGGGATGAGATATATTCTGAATGGTTATGCGTTCAGAAATCAATCAAGGTGACTAGTGTAAAGCCGTCTGGGACTGTTTCCTTGGTTGCTGGTGCTACCCCTGGTATCCATTATCCAGAAGCTAGCACGTATTGGAGACGGGTTCGCGTTGCCAAGAATAGTCCACTTCTGCCGATCTTGGAACATGCTGGGTTTCATATTGAGTCGGATTTCAAGGACCAAGAACGTACTGTTGTGGTCCGGTTTGGTATTAGTGATGAATCCGTGAGACCTGTTTCTGAGATTTCTATTTGGGAACAAATGGTTAATGTTGTTGATTATCAGCGGTATTGGGCAGATAATCAAGTTTCGTGCACGATAAAGTTCGCGCCTGAAGAAGCGGGTGAGATTGCCCATATTTTGGAGACGTTTGAAGATCAATTAAAGGGGATTAGTTTTCTACCAATATCCAATCACGGTTATGTTCAGGCACCTTATGAGCCTTGTGCCCCAGCGGAGGTTGAAAAATATAACGCTAATATTCGTATGGCCGATTATTCTGATTTTACTGGCCATGAAGCTGAGGGTTCTAAATTCTGCGATTCCGATAAGTGTATCATTGGGTAATATGGCGAAATTAAAAACAATAGTCGAATCTATAGATCCTATAAGTATTATCAAGGATCATATTTCCAAATATGGTGCTCGGGGTGAACAGAGATCGTATTCTTTAAGTGTCGATGGTATTCCTATATCTCTGAATATTATGGCTATGGATGATCATCCTGATAAAGATTACTTTATGAAGGGAAAGAATCTAAAGGTCGGCGGTATTGCTGGTCATAAGATCAATATAAATGTTATATATGTATATGGTGAGATACGTGATATTGATTATCAATTATTATTGGATACTATTAGATATGTAGTGCATCATGAATATGAACATCCTGAGGGGGATGTCCAAAATGATTATCATATGGCAGAACATGAATTGCATGCCGATGCTAATGCGATAAACAAATTAGGCATTGAGACTTGGGAAGAATTGGCCAGGGTGGCTCCGCATTTACCAATTGATAATATGGCTTGGAGAGAGCAATTAAACAAACGCCTTCGAACTAAATTGCGATAAATTTGAAGACATCACCGAGGCCGGGGCAATCAAATGTTCCGGCCCGATATGTATTGGAATAACATGCGAGCAACAATAGAAGATAATCAGTGGATTTGGTTTGACAATATCACCGACGCCGAAGAAGAAGTTCTTTGGGTTCAATTCAGTGTCACAAATCCTGGAATATATGTCGATCCGGCCCAACGCGGTAATTGGGATGGGATTTATCGCAAATACAACCGAGCCAAGAAAAGGATAGCCCGTCCCCTGCTTAGTATGTTACGTGGAGTATGCCAAAAATTTGATCTGCCGTTGGTTATAAGGGACTTGCGCCCTAAGTGGCCTTATGAAATAATGCGGCCTGATGATATTAAGCCTGATTTTTTGCCGGGTATTATTCTAGATCCGCATCAAGTGCGCGGTATTCAGGCGGCATGTAGGGTCGAATGTGGTATAGCCGATATTCCGACAGGTGGTGGCAAGGGGGAGATTATTGCCGGTATCTGCAAAGCTATCTCTTGTCCGACAGTAATTATTGCTGATCAGCGGATTGTGGTTGAGCAGTTGAAGCGACGCCTTGAGCTTCGTGATGTCATTGACGAAGTAGGCTTGTTTTACGCTGGCGAGAAGCCGAATGGTGAGCAGATCGTTGTTGGTACAATTCAGTCACTCTCTATTCCTTCTAAGCCACCGGAAGTTCCTAAGAGATCTGATAAGGATACGGATGCAGCTTATGAGAAG